GCAGCTTCTGAGGCTTTAGTGGTTGCGATTTCAGATTGGTTAGTGGTGTCTGCTACAGCATCGCCAGCACCGCCTGGGCCACGATAGATTGCCATTGAGGAGTCTCCTTAGTTCTATGAAGCAGCCTCTGTAAAGCTGCTTTATAAAACTCCCCAAGCTTTTTGAGCCTGGGGAGAAAGCCTAATTAGGCAGGAACAGCGAGAGCAACAGCAGAGCCGTCACGCAGTTCAGCGACACCGTACAGCATGTCGGAGGTAAACAGCGTACCGAGGTACTCTTGCTTGTACTGGGTCTGCGAACGGACACCCATCTGCTCAGCCAGGACAAATGCATCCTTATGGGCCAGCAGAGCGATACGGTTCGTAGTGGTGGTGGGCGTATCAGCGTTCGTGGTAACGAAAACTTTAACACCGTAGATGTCACCAATCTGACCGTTACGGATGGTGTTGCCACCGCCGACTTCACCAACGAATGCCTGCTCAGTGAAGCGAGCGATACCCATCAGGCTGTTACGAGCCGAAGGAGGAACGATCAGGAAGCGATCAGTCATGGGAACGTCCTGGTCATCCAGACGCTGAATGCTGCGGCGGATAGCGGCATCAGTAATAGCCGTACCAGCAGTCGTACCGTCAACATAAGCGGTAGTACCATCACCACCCAGGAAAGCACCAGTGTAAGCAGCAGTGCCGTCACCGCTGTTAGCACTACGGCCCAACTGAATCAGGTCAGTGTCAACCTGCTTAGCCAGAGCGTAGCCAGCGTCATCGGTGTAGAACTTACGCAGCGAGGACAGAGCCTGGACTTCAACGATGTCTTCGATCAGACGGCTGTACTCGTAATGCTTGTTAATGGAAACCGTAGTTTCGCCTTCTTCAACAGCAATCAGATTAACCTGAGTCGAAGCAGCCTTAAGAGAAGCAGAACCGCGAGTGGGTTTCGGGATATGCAGCGTGTCACCCTTTTTGCCCTTGAAGGACATCTTGGAGAACAGATTAGCAGCAACGAGTTGCTTCTTATAAGCTGCAATAATTTCATCAGACCAAATCTCGGGGATAAACTTATCCGCCGTGGTCTTTGTTACGTGGTTAGTACCTAGTGCCATTTTTAATTCCTTTCAAGTTAAATTACCCGTCCTTCGGCATATGCGGACATTAACTCATCTTGCATAGCTTGGTAACGGTCTGGATCACGAATCATAAGGTTTCTGATGTCTTCACGGCGGTAAGTCTTTTTAGAACTAACCCCAACAGCCCCTGTATCTACAGCAGCAGCCTTGACCGTTTGTTTGCGATCTTGTTTAACTGTCTTTTGCACGGCTTCAGTTGTAGCTTCTGCCTTACCTTTTCTGACATATTTCCAGTTACCAAGCAACTCAGCAGCGGAATCAAAATCAAAATTAGTATTGGCTTCGTTATACAACTTCAAACGTACAGGTGATGCAGTTACCCATTGTGCAAACTCTGGATCTTGGATGGTCTGCTGAAAATCAGGAAACTCAGTTGCCAGTCTTTGAGCAATCTGCATTTGTTTCATCTGAAGTGCTTGTTGTCGCGCTTCAGCAATTGCAGGATGCTTGTCTACTGCCTTACTAATCGCCTGTTTCGGATCATCTAAGAAGTCAATCTCGTCTTCTTTTGTAGCTTCATCTGCCACTGCTGGAACATGTCCAGTTTCGAGTTGCCGTTTAATGAGATCATCAGCAAGTTTACGAACTTCGCCTACTTCTTGAGCCTGTCTGCCAATTAGCTTTTCAGCTTCTTGGTGCATACGGATAATATCTGCAACAGATTTACCCTTATACTTGCTGGGAAGTTCTTCTTCCTCTTGTTCTTCTACAACTGGCTCTTCAGCTACTATCTCTTCTCCCTCAGGTTCTGGATTATCCTCGATTTGAGGTTCCTCAGCCTGTACTTCAAAGAGGTTCTCTACTTCCTGGTTGTCATCAACCGATTCATCAACAAAATTAGCCACATTAGCCTCCTGTCACAATACGTGATTATAGGAATTAAAAAATAACACTCGGATCTTAGTCTTGTGAGTGTTTCCTTGCCGCTTCCGTATGTAGTCTGGCCCATTTAGCCGCCGCATCGGGGAACGCACCTGTGATGCCCTCGAGAGCGATTCTGGGAGACGAGATAACGCGGGAAGCGTCATTGTGGCAATGAGGACATTCTACTACTCTGACCTCAGTATCCACAAATTTCTCAGTGTTATGTCCTTTGACACACACAAATTCAAACATTCGTTTAGGCATCTTCTTGTAACTCCAACCAAGCTTGTTCAGAGGTTTCTTTGAGGCTTAGCAACCACAAGAGAATGTCAATCTGTCCCTTTTTAAAGTTTAATTCAGCTTCATTAGAGACTTCAAATAAATTATTATACTGAATCGACATCTTATCCACATCTTCCATCAGGTCTTTCCAACCTCTGGTAGACATCATATCAAATCTTGCTTCGTAATAATCTTGTAGATCTTTATCCAATGGAGATCCTTTATAGTTTTACAGAATGTATCTATTATACCACAAAAACCTTAATTTGTCAAGTGTTTTTTACTGCTGTGGCACGACTTTTGCTCTAATCTCCTGCTCCTTGAGCATCAGTTCAGCAATCTTGGCTCGCTTCTCAAAGTCCTTGTCCTCTTTGAGATTGGCAGATAGGCCCTGGATGATCTTAGCTTCTACCTCACGAGGCATGAGTTCGGCTTCAACCATAACCTTCTGGGCCTTTGCTTGGCTCTCCACGGCGTTGGCTTGACTCTCCTGGGACCTAGCCTCCAACTCAATCGCTTGAGCCTGTACAAGCCGCAAATTAGCCTCTTGCGCGGCATTCTGGAGCTCAACTTGCTTCGGATCAGGCTGAGACAATTGATCCATCTGAGTAACCAGTTCGTCACGATTAGTAAGGCTGGAAGACTGAACGATGCCTTTGAGGAGCAAGGGGACGATCGGGGACGTGGGTCCAAGGGTTTGCATGAGACCAACCATCTGCTGCTGCTCGTATTCACGTGCAACCATGCCAATAGAGGAGACGGGAACGAACTTGAAGTCTTTCATTGGGTAGCGATCAGGGTCAAACTGCATATGACGGAAGGCAATAGCCTCAACCAAGGGGATCATAAAGTCCTCTTGGAAGTTAATCAGGGCCATCTTGTTCTTCTTGACAATCGAAGACATGGCAACTGACAGGCCAATACCACCGCCTCCCTGGTTACCTGCTGCAGCAAGGGTCAACTGAGCGGAATCCAGCGTACCAGTAGCCTGCAGGAGCATACCTTCAAAGCCCTTGGCAGTCTCGTAGTTGGCTGGGTCCGTATTACCGAACTTAAACGGCTGTAGAATCTCTGACGGATTGCCATTTGTAAGGATATTCTTGCCTGGACGGATCTCAAACTTCATACCACGAGGCAGGCGCGTAGCGTCAATACCCATCATAGGCACAGTGGTTAGGGCTAGGGAGTCCAGATGGCTACGTAGCTGGGCATCAATAGCCTTCTGCATGTTGTAGCCCTTCTCAATCGTACCAACCCCGTAGAAACGTCCTGGGACGATCTCTGGGCGGTATGCCACGATGGGGCGATCCTGCATCATGTAGGGTGTCTTCTCAGCCTTCAGGAGATGCTCGTCATTAGCGATAACGATGATAGCTTCTACGAGGTCAGAAACAGCATCCATAGCACTATCTTCAGGGAAGAGATCCACAACTTCCTTACCTTCCTCCTCTAACTGCTCAATATACTCACGCGGGACAAGGCCATAGTAGCGCATAACTTTGACTTTATCATCTTGGAACGTGCTGGTGTTCTGATCAGGCTCAAGCTGAGTCTCATCGTACATTGGTTCAATCTTACATTTACGATAGATACCGTCCTCAATACCCTTGACCACCTGATACAGGGAGACATACTCCTCCACTGCAACGCCCATAGAGTCCATGATATCGTCAGCATTAGGGTCAATCAGGAAGTTACGAGGATGGATAGCCTTGATGGGGATAGCAATACGCTCGGTTTCCATGACACCAACAGCCGCATACTGCTGCCCAGGGACTGCCTGCGTAGCTGGAGCTCTGTCAACCTTGGTCTTGACAAGGACTTCAGCACCAGCGGTACCGAACATCTCGGCAATTTTTACCACCTTAGAGATTTCCTTGATAACCTTGTCTTTCTTCAGATCTTCCTGAAGCAGGGTACGCATCAGGTTAACGTCAGACTTGTCTTGATCCATGACATCGTCATCAATCTCAAAGAACTTACCGTTACCAGAGATGCCCTCTAGGGTCTCAGCAACCTTGTTATCCACAGCCTGACGGATAGCAGGAGACACAATCCTAGACCGCTCAGTCTCACGGGTCTTGTCCTCATCAGCCCAGATACCGTGATAGAGGCGATCGTACTCATCCCACTTGGTCATAAAGTTAGTGTCACGCCACTCGCGCCACCGATCACAATGGGTGGTAACGAACTCTACCAGTTCCTTATCGGACTTGGTAACTTCGTATTCTTCGACTGACTGCATGTTTTCTTCTTCGTAAGCCATAATATGTCCTTTAGTAGGCTGAGATTACATCTAATGGTTCGTATTCTTCCTCGTCTATCTCTAGATCAAAGGTGTTTACCGCAATATGAGCGATGAGTGAGAGTGCATCCACCATGTCATCGTGAACGCCAGTAGTAGGAAAGTTGAGTAGCTCATCTATAAAGTCCTTGTTCCACTCGTCCTCCTTCAAGATAATGGTTCCATGCTCAAATCTGCCCTGCAAAGCCCCTACTACCTTGTCTACTTTGCTTCTGTTCCCCTGGTTTACCTCTTCTACCCGTGGGAATACACCCTTTTTCAACATCATTTCTGACAAATACGGCATCAGGGCTCTTTTTAGTGCGCCTTTCTCGATGCCTAGCACCTTTATTTCGTAGTTTTGAGCGTGTTTTATGATTCGTTCGCAAATCTCTTTGATATCCCAGCGTCCGTAATCAATCTTATCCACCCACCACTTGTTATCCTGCCCTACCTTTACAATGGCAATAGCCGTATTGTCTAGGTGTTTCTTCTTATTTTTAGCTTCTGCAGCAACTGCCTCAAAACCTGCAAGGTCCACAGCCATATAATACGTAGCGTCATCGGGCTCATAGTCCTCATCCTTAATCTTTACCCACTCTTCCTTAAAGATCTCTGACTGCGGAGCTTCAAAACTAGCTAAAAACTCTTGCCTAAAAGAAAAGCTGGACATTGACGTTTTAGCAACCTCAATCTCCTCTGGGTCCAAGAGCGGGTTATCAAGCGAGGTGAAGTGCCATGCCTTCCAGTCTTTCTCTTTCCCCGACAAGCCCATCTTGTAAAGATCATAGAAATGGTTCCTGCCCTTCGGTGTACCAATGAATATGCACTTACCCTTCAAGTCAGCTAGTGCAGGTCTCAAGATCTGCTCAAACACCTGCGGCTTAATGTCTGCATACTCGTCCAAGACCAGGAACTTCAAGGCCACACCTCGCATGGTCTCAGGTCTATCAGCACCCTTCAGGCTAATCGTACTACCATTGACCAGCTTTACCTGCATATTATTCACATGACTACCAGCAATCACAGGATGAGCAAGCTCCAGCAACTGTGACCACATAATATCCCTAGCCTGCTGCTGAGTAGGAGCCACATACCAGACATGACCTTTGTCAGCCTGTAGAGCTTCTACAATCAATGCCCAAGCAGCCATCCTAGACTTACCAGTCCTTCGACCAGCAGCTATAACCTTAAACCTATGGGTGTCACCCCAGACCTCTTGCTGCCAAGGAAGTAGCTTAATATCAAGATTCATAGTCTACATCCTCTGCATCAATGACCTCAGACTCAGTTACCTCAGTAGTCCCATTCAGCCCACTGATCGTAATGTTAATACCACCACGCCCAGCTTGCTTTTCTTTTTCAAAATAAGACATCGGTAAGACACGATCGACACACATCCTTAGACAAGCCACTTGGTCCTTATCATTATCGTCCAAGGCTTTCCTAATGATCGTACTGATCACTTTCTCACCACTGGTAGCTAATAGACGAGCATGGAACTCTTTAATTCTAGCTGCCTCACCAGGAGGTCTTCCACGCAAAGCTCTAGTCTTCTTAGCCTCAATGTCTGTCTTTTTAGGTCTACCTCTCTTTTTAGGGACGGAGTCCGTTTTAAGAGGGGACACATCATCTTTAAGGGACACTAAGTGTTTCTCCTTACTTATAAGGTAACTATGCAGTAGTAAGTAGCTGGTTATTTTTAATAAAAATTATAATTATGATAGTACCTAGAGTACTTAGCTCTGCATAGTAGGTTTAACAATGCATATATTATAGCATACTTTTAGCAATTTGTCAAGTCTTTTCTTTTACCTAGGTCCTCACGGATGCACAGATAGTCCTCTATAGTGTCTCCTTTTTACCACTACTTCCTAGTTATCCACAGGCTACCAAGTTATCCACAGGAATCAAATAGTTATCCACAGCCTACACTATACTTTTTAGTATAATATTAACCCTATTTTACCCCTTTTTTGTGTCTGCTAAGGGCCCTCTACGCACTACTACGTCTGTTTAGCCCTCCCCCCGGGTGAGAATAGTTCTCAATTGCGTTAGGCAGTCACTGGCTAGGGCTTGACAAGAGAGAGAAAGTCTTGTAAGGTGGATATCTAGGCATCAACACAGGATGAGAATGATTCTCATTAGAAATAACGATAGGGGGTCTATTGATAAAAATATCTGATGGATATATCTACACAAGACCAGAAAGATGGGCTATTATAGAGTCATAGGGAATGCACAGGGCAGACCCAGTCAATCAGGAGATCAAGACCATGACCAAGTACTACGTCATACTCAAGACCAAAGACGGAACCTACGAGTCCCAAGTCTACGCGGCCAACGCCCAGGACGCTAAACTCTATGGCGCTATCCATGCCAACGTAGAGGGCTTTCAAGTCCTAGACGTGCTCTCAGTCTACCACT